TTTCACCCTTTGACGGCAAGGTCACTCTGTAAATATCCTCGCTGACCTTCTCGAGAGAATACCATGCGGTTTCGTCACCGAGAAATGTGTAGAGGGCAAACCTTGCATTCTCCTTCTTCCAGTTTTCGTTCACCTTAAGATATATTCTGCTCTTGTCAGCATCTGAATAGTAGTCCCAGTAGCCGTCTGTCCACGAATTTGTATTCAGTACAAACATATTCTTACCACTCGGCACAACAAGGTCTGCCGTCTGATTCCAACGGTTGCTCCAGTCGTTTTCCGGCTTTGAACCGTCCATTCTGCAAAAAATCATATACGGAAAATTCAGCACCACATCAATGCTGTGCGGTAACTCACCGTCAATGTCATATCTAAACGGCTTGCAGTTAAAGCTTACGGTAAACACACCGATTTTGTTGAGCTCATCTTCAATATCAAGCGATGAGTTAAAAAGAGCATATCTGAAAAATCTTTTATCGTAGCTGTCCTTTAGTATGTGATACCTGTCGGGCTGTGCATACAGCCAAGCCTTGATTTTTGTAATGCTGTCAGCAAGCTGTTGACTGTTCTTTGCAGACAGATATACAGAATAGCTCACCTGTGTGTTTTCATATCTGCGATTCGGTACAATCAGGTCACCGTTGCGACCGGGGATTGATACAAAGAGTCATACTTTGGCGAGGAGTACACATTCTTTCTCTGTATATGAAGCCCCATATCAGATGACCTCATGCCGTTGTATTCAAAATAGTTCACGCAAATACCATTCCTTTCCTTTTGGCAAACTGACCTGCAGTTTCCATAATCTCGTTTGTAAGCTGAGAAATATCGTCATTTGAGTAGTTGTTAAAATTTGCAATATTCAGCACAAGCGAAAGACCGCTCTTGCCGAAAGCAACAGAATTTGAATTATCAACCAATCCTTTAACATTTCCGTCAATGCTGAAATCAGTCGGCAAGGCAGTTTTCATATCGTCAGCAAGTGAGTTCATAACACATGAAACATCACTGCTCATACCCTCGGCGGCACGAACAGCCATATCACCGTTCTTGTCAATAGAGCCGGCAAGACCCTTGACGAGCATTTCGCCAACCCATGCCATTTCCTTTGACGGTGAGTGAATGCCAAAAAAGTCGCAGATGCCGTCCCAGATACCTGAAATCCAACCGCTGACTGAATCCCAGAGCCACGATGCAAGACCGCAGATACCGTTCCACAAGCCTTTTACAATGTTACCGCCAATTTCAACAATCTTGTACATAAGTGAACCAAAGGCCTTTACAATACCTTCAATAATTTTAGGTACTGCCTTTACAATTTCCTTAATGATAGTCGGCAGATTCTTAACAAGCGAAATCAACAAATCAATACCCGCCTGAATTATTGCCGGAATATTGTCGCTGAGAGCATTAACAATGCCCGAAATGATGTCGGGTATTGCATTCACGATTGTGACGATAATGGTGGGCAGAGCCTTGACAAGTGAAATGAGCAAGTCTATACCTGCCTGAATAATCTGCGGAATTGAATTTATTACCGCATTTATAATCCCGTTGATAATCTGCGGAATAGCCTTGACTATTGATGTGATAATATCGGGCAAAGCACTCACAAGAGAGGTCAACAGCTTAATGCCCGTCTGTATGATTTGCGGTATTGAATTTAAAAGAAATGTAACTATGCCCATAATAATCTGAGGCAGTTTAGATATGAGGTCGGGAAGTGCATCAAGAATACCCTGTGCAAGAGCAGATACAAGCTTAAGTCCAGCGTCAAGGATTGACGGCAAGCTGTCTAAAAGTCCCTGTACAATCGTCATAACCGCATTGACCGCAGTAGGAATTAGTGTAGGCAGTGCATCTGCAAGGCCTTGTACGAGAGTTGCTACGAGCAAGGTTGCCGACTCAATCAGCAAGGGCAGATTTTCAACAATTGCATTTGTAATTGTTAATAAGGCTGACACCGCAACGGGAATCAGCTGTGGCAAAAGCTGAAGCAATCCCTCAAGCACCTGTGCAAACAATTCTGCAAGAGTTTCCAGAACCGTGGGGAGCATTTCACCTGCCGATTCAAGCAGTGTAGTAATTACTGTCGGCAAGGCGGAGATGAGATTTTCCACAATAGGCGAGATGTTTTCAAGCACGGTCTGAAATGCCGTTACAACATTTTCACACAACTCACCGAGGTCAGCGTTTGCGTCGCCAAAGCCCACCACAAGGTTTGTGACCGATGACTTCAACGCATTAACCGAACCCGAAATTGTACCCTCCGCCTCTTTTGCAGTAGTGCCGGCAATATCCATAC